AGCAGCTTCAATCTTTGCAACAGTCTTTGTGTCGGACTTTGGGATAATCAGGCTGACACTATATTTCGGAGTGCCACCGTTGATGGACTTAGGTTCCCAGACGTTGGCATAGCTCCAACGTGTGTTAGGACCAGTGATAACCTTCATGGGATTTGTCATTTTTACATTTTTACTCATTGTCATATTCCTCCATAAAATCATTTTTTGCTGTGTTCATTGCCGGGCGCTTATCGCTTTCCGGCACAAGAGTAGGTTTGCCTTGTGGCTTTTCAATATAGGCTTCAAGGAGATCTTCAAAACGAGATTTTCCGAGTAGCTTCTGCATGGCAGTGATACCAAGTAGCTTCTTTTCATAAGGGTCAAAACCAGCGGCTTCGACAGCCTTTGATACAGCGTCTTCGTTGGTATATCTGCGGTTGGAGCGCCCCTCGACCAGTTTCCAGCCTGTCCATTCTTTACCGCTGATTGCCTGCTGAAGTGCATACTCCTTGATGTCGTTGGCCCAGGAGACCAGTTCATCGGCACGGGAAAGGATAACTTCGATTTCCGAATCCTCCAGCAGAGGTGGTAGTTTGAAATCGTGCTGTGCGAGTAGAAGATTGGCTTCCGCTCTGGCCCTGCATTCATGCTTTGCCTTGCAGAATCCGCACCATTCACCGCACAGGAAATTTCCATCACCGGCAAAGGCGAGGTCAGCGGTAGGTTTCAGAACTTCATCGGCCCACTGATACAGGTCATCCTTGCTGACTTCATAGGTAGAAACGTTCTGACGCCTGGGCTGGTAGATGGTCATGCTGACCGTATCGATGTCATAAATATCATCGAAAAGTTCCAGAGCGCCAAGAGCGTAGCATTTCATCTGTGGATTGTCTTCAGCGGAAACAAGGATTCCAAGACCGTGTTTGTAGTCAATCACATGCATAGTTCCATCGCTGATGAGAATAGCATCTGAGGTTCCGAAGCCTTGTTCTACCCAACGGGAGAAGTCCACTCGCTGTTCAATCAGAACAACTGGATCGGAGCAGGTCTGCTTGGCATCTTCCAAAAGCTCCATAATAAAGCTGGCGTACCCTGTGGCACAATCTTCCATTTCGGCGTTGTACCAGTCGAGACTTTTGGTTGGATCAGTAGCTTCCATGCCGAGAGCTTTACGGAGCTTGTACTCACAAAGAGCGTGTGCGTCGGTACCTTCTGCAGCATAATCACTACCTTTATCCTCGTAGGCTTCGCAGAGCCTTGCCGACGGTGGACAGTGAAGCCATCGGTCAGAAGAGGATGCGGAGAGGAGTGCATGTCCTTTTGGTGGCATATTAGAGCACCTCCGCTTCCCTGAGCAGGGCTTCATAATGTTTTGGATCTACGAGTGACAGCTTGCTTGCACCATATTTTTTTAGAAGCTCTCGAATCTCAGCCGTATGTCCAGCACGAGATTTGTCAGCCAGAACAGCTCGAACCTCCTCAAGTGTCAGTGCAGGTTTCGCTTTCTCCTCTTTATTAGCAGCAATATTTTCTATTTGCTGCTGAATATCGGATGAAAACTGCTGTGCAAGCCAGTTTGCCGCATCGTTAATAGCAGCGGCAGCATTTCTCAGTTCTTCGATAGTCATAGCCATATCGTTCATTTTTGACATTTGTTGTTCCTCCTTCCTTGGATTGTCTGTGTATGGCGATAAGTCTGAGATTCTTCGCCATTCTTGCGGATACCTGACTGATTGCCGTGAGGGTAGCAATTACTTCTGCGTCAGTATCGCTTCTGTTGTGAAAGGTCTGATTCACGGTGTTCACCTCGCTTTCTGTAGGTCGCTTTGTTTCGCCTTACACTACTCAATGGAGGTGAGATGGTCGTTTGGCCGAAAAATTATAGAAAGTTTTTTGAAAAGAAAAATCGTCCCCTGAAATATCAGAGGACGACCATTCAAATTAGATGTAATCTTTCAGATCTGAGCGAAGCTTCTGGAGTAGCTTGTCCCTGCGGTATACAAAGGTATTACGGGAGAGCCCCATTTCCTTGCCGCAGTCACGCTCAGATTTTCCTTCCATGATAAGCTGGCAGATAAGACGACCTTCCGGGTCCAGCTCATTCAGCTTTGCATAGAGGGCACGAAGAAGTTCTGCATCCTCCATTAATTCAGCGATAGCTGCGGATTCATCCGGCATGTCATCAAGCCAGCTCTTTTCATTTCCTTCACCGTCGCTTACGGTATTATCGAGAGAAAGCTGGTCGCCAGCCTTGGCATATGGACAGGTCATACAGTCCATGTCGCATAAATAGCGTTTGCTTGCAGGGCAGACACAACGGCCATGCTCCTGCTGACGTTTGCGGTAGGCATTGATGTCACGATAGTAGTTCGTGTAGAACTCCTTATTAACATCCACCCAGCTTTTAGATCCCTTGATGTAGATACGATACTGTTTACTCTGATTTACTTTGATTGCCATTCGATTTTCTCCTTTCGGCATTTGAACCGAAGCGGAGATAACCGATATGGCTGCCAGTGTTTTTCATAAGATGGTCACCTCGTGCGGATAACTCCGCTTCTTTCCGGTGACCAGCCGTTCGTAAGCTGGCACTCTATTGATAATGTTCTCTTGTTCATCAACTACGAACACACCACGTGGCCACGAAGATGGTGAGCTGAGGATCAAGAAAGTAGTTTTACGCCTTGCTCAGGGCGTTTTGTTTTAGTTGTCGTTTGCGATAAGCTCCAAATCAGCGAAAACTTCACTGTAGTAGCAAGGGCTTAAATCGTATGTTCCATGAGCGTCGTAACGCTGGAATACAGATTGGACTACTTCAGAACCATACTCGGCTACCACAGCATCACCGGCATTCTCGATGTTGGTGAGCCACATTCTTTTTTCTGATTTTGTCATTAAAATCACCTGCCTTAATCTTGATGATTTAAGTTTATCAATTGGAAAAGACACTTGAAATTGGGGCAGAACATTGAAAAAAGACACTTTGGACACTTATGAAGACACTCATATCAAATGTCGGTTAAAGTTGGTCTATAATGATTTACAAATTGTTAAGGTCATAATGGGTTGATTTTTGCTGGTTTAAGTAATATAATAAAAATGAGAAATTATATCTACTCAGAAAAGGAGGTGCCAGATTGAATCTTTCAAGGCTTTGCAAAGGCGTAAGACCTTATTGCAAAAAAATTAAAAGTCAAAAAGCTTTTGTGAAAGAAATGCTCAAAGCTGCTGGAAATGGTTATATTTCTGATAGTTATGCGAAGCAGCTGTATTCTGGCGGAAAACCTTTTACAGATGAGCTGAAATCAGGATTTGCTAGTACGGATAGAACGCAAGAGTTAATAACTTTTTTTGAGGAGAACATTACAGATGAAGAGGGAGTAATCATTGACTTTGGTATTCCGGAAAAAACAGATTGTAATAAAAAAGCGCTATGTGTTGCGTTGACCCGTCAGATGCAGGAATTGATTAATGGGACAGACGATGTTGACGATATTCTTGCTATGACATATGAAGCTGAGAAGACAAACAATAGCGAAGAAATAACAGGTGCATTGCCTCAGCCTTTATATATGGGTGATAGTGTTAATGCCTTTTACAATCGAATACATGTGATTCAAAGCTATGAAAAAGTTATTCATCAGTGGGAAATTATAAATACAGGTAAGCTGGTTTGGACTGGAAGAAAACTGGTATATATGCGAGGCGATAAAGATCGCCCAGAAGCTAATCCGTCTGTAATTGAATTACCAGATATAAAGCCGAATCAGAGTATAAAAATAACCACGACCATAGATGGCCGTGGCTTTGACGGAATTACATATTGTAAATGGGAAATGCAGGATGCTGATGGACAGAACTGTTTTCCAAAAAGAGATACAATTTTTAGTGTAACTATAGATGCTAAGTATAAGAGAGACTAAAACGGAGGTTCAAAGTGAAGGAACAGATTATTGAAAAATGGTCGACACTGAAAGAAGTGCAGGAGTATCTTGGAGTTGGACGAGATACGATTTTACAATGGATTGCAAAAAGAAATATGCCTGCTTATAAGGTGGGCCGCCTCTGGAAATTTAAGTTATCAGAAGTTGATGATTGGATTCGCTCCGGAGGGGCTGCTGATGACAATTCTGGCACAGAAAATTAATGAGACCAGATTAACGGACACCTAATAATTTAAAATTGATAAGGTTACAAAGCAAACAGATGAAAGGTTAAAGGTAAATTTATATGGATAATCAAATTCAAAACTCAATAGTGAGTTTTATTTGGGGAATTGCAGATGATTGTTTAAGGGATGTATATGTACGTGGTAAGTATCGTGACGTCATTCTCCCGATGACAGTTATTCGCCGTTTGGATGCAATGTTAGAAGATACAAAAACAGACGTTCTTAAAATGAAAGATACTATGGATAAGGCTGGTATTACAAACCAGTGGCCGGCCTTGTGCAATGCTGCAGATCAGGCGTTTTGTAATGCTTCTCCGTTTTTGCTGAAAGATCTGACAAGTCGTGCAAAGAAACAGACACTTAAAGCTGATTTTGAAGCATATCTTGATGGTTTTTCTCCTAATGTTCAGGAAATTTTGGAGAAATTCAAGTTTCGCAATCAGATTGACACAATGATAGATGCAGACATTCTTGGTGCTGTTATTGAAAAATTTGTTTCTCCGACTATCAACTTGAGTCCAAAGCCAGTCTATACGGACGATACAATGACTACCATCAAACTGCTTGCGTTGGATAATCATGGAATGGGGACTATTTTTGAAGAACTGATTCGTAAGTTTAATGAGGAAAATAATGAGGAAGCAGGTGAACACTGGACACCTCGTGATGTTGTTGAACTAATGGCAGACCTTATTATTGTTCCGGTGGCAGATCAGATTATGGATGCAACATATTCATGTTATGATGGAGCTTGTGGAACAGGAGGCATGCTCACTGTAGCACAAGATAGACTTTTGAATATTGCAAAAAGACGTGGTAAAAATGTTTCTATTCATTTGTTTGGACAAGAAGTTCAGCCTGAAACATATGCTATTTGTAAAGCTGATATGCTTTTGAAAGGTGATGGAGATCAAGCTGATCATATTGCGTATGGCTCTACTCTTTCAGCAGATGGCAATGCAACTCGCCAGTTTGACTTTATGTTAGCAAATCCTCCTTACGGAAAGAGCTGGAAAACCGATGCTGAAAAAATGGGTGGGAAAAAGGATATTTTAGATAGCAGATTTAATGCTTATCTGGAAGATGGAACTCAACTTTCGATGATTCCAAGAACCAGTGATGGGCAGCTGTTGTTCCTTCTGAACAATGTTGCAAAAATGAAGAAAGATACTCCTCTGGGAAGTAGAATTGCAGAAGTTCATAACGGATCTTCTATTTTTACAGGCGACGCTGGTAGTGGAGAAAGCAATGCTCGTAGATATCTTATTGAAAACGACCTTGTTGAGGCTATTATAGCACTCCCTGAAAATATGTTTTATAACACAGGTATTGGAACATTTATTTGGGTTCTTTCAAATAAGAAAGAGGAACGTAGAAAAGGCAAAATACAGTTAATTGACGCTACTGCTATGAAGTCACCACTTCGTAAAAATATGGGTAAAAAGAACTGCGAGTTCACACCTGACATTCGTAAAGAGATTATGCGTATCTTTCTTGATATGGAAGAAAGTGAAGTTAGCAAGATATTTGATAATAATGACTTTGCTTATTGGAATGTAACTGTAGAAAGACCTCTTCGTTTAAGAGTGTTCCCAGAACGCATGATTCCTACGGATACTTTCAAGAAAACGGATGAATACGAGACAGTAACGGCTGCCATTGCAAAAGCCTCTGCTACTGCTCCACTTGATGATTGGATAGCGTTTGCAAAAGCGACAAAGCTCAAGAAAGCACAACTTAATAAAGTGCGTCCATTTATTACTGAGAAAGATGCAACCGCTGTAGCCACCAATGAGCCAGACACTGAACTTCGTGACACTGAGAATATCCCATTCACATACGAAGGCGGAATCGAAGCATTTATGCAAAACGAAGTTCTTACCTACGCTCCAGATGCTTATATTGATGAGAAAAAGACACAGATTGGCTACGAAATCAGCTTTACAAAGTATTTCTACAAGCCAGTAGAACTTCGTGAAATGTCAGAAATTATAAAAAGTCTTAACTCACTGGAGAAAGAAGCTGATGGGATGATGGCTGATATTATGGGGGGTATTCGATGAGAAATTACGAAAAATATACTTTCTATAAAGAAGTTTGGAATAAATCATTTCCGTCTAATTGGGAATTATTACCATTATACGCACTTGGGAAAGTTAAATCCATTACTGAACAAACTGACCTTCAATTGTTATCAGTTTATCTAGATGCAGGTGTTATTCCGTTTGCTTCAAAAGCAGAAAAGAGAACAAATGTGACAAGCAAAGATTTATCTAAATATCAGCGAGTGGATCCAGGTGACTTTGTTCTAAATAATCAACAAGCGTGGCGTGGCTCTGTCGGTGTATCATTTGATACTGGGATTGTAAGTCCAGCGTATATTGTTTTGGAAATGAATGATAAGCTTGATCCTCGATTTGCCAACTATTTATTTCGTGCACGAATTATGGTAGATCAATATCTTATCAATTCTAAGAGTGTCGGATCGATACAAAGAAATATTTATTGGCCGGCACTAAAAAGAACAAGAGTTCCAGTACCATCACACTCGGAACAAGAGCAAATTATCCGTTATTTGGATTGGAAAATCTCTGGCATTAATGGATTAATAAATTTAAAAAAGAAAGAAATTGAGAATTTAAAAGAACTGCGCAATTCAGCAATTGATGATGGGATACTTCATGGATTTCACACTGGTGATATGAAGGATAGCGATATATATTGGCTTGGCGATATTCCATCGACATGGGAAGTTATGCCGATCAAGAGAGTTGCAAAGATTAATGCTTCTGTAGCAAATATTGTAAAAGTTTTGGATGACGAAGAGTTGCTCACGTTTTTACCAATGGAAAATGTTTCAGAGCGCGGAGAAATTGATTGTTCTATTAAAAGACCGTTAAAGGAAATTAAATCTGGGTATTCATCTTTCGCAAAAGGCGATGTTGTTGTAGCAAAGATAACTCCTTGTTTTGAGAATGGAAAAGGTGCATGTCTGGATACACTCGATACTGAAATTGGCTTTGGAACCACAGAATTCATTAATTTAAGACCTGGTGACGAAATTTTGTCACGTTATTTATACATGATAACAATGACGCAGCACTTTAGAAAATTAGGTGAACGCGTAATGACTGGTTCCGCAGGACAAAAGAGAATTTCTGCAAATTATATTAAGAATTTCACACTTGGCATTCCAGCAATAAAGGAACAAGAAGAAATCTTAAAGAAATTAGATTCAACATTATCAAAGATTGATGAATTGATTGAAATAAAAAAGTCGGAAATTTCTGGTTTGCACGAATTAAAGAATAGACTTATCTCAGACGTAGTGACAGGTAATATAGATGTTCGTGACATAGAAATACCGGAATATGAATTTACAGATGAATCTGCAGATAGTGATTTAGGAGATGTAGACGAGGAACAGGAGGATTAGGTATGCAATTTTCAG